ACAATCCCGGCTTCCGGGATCACGTCTGGGGCTGGTACCGGTCCGATCTCAGCACCCGGCTGAAACCGGGCGCCAGGGTCCTGCTGATCATGACGCGCTGGCACGAGGACGATCTGGGCGGGCGCCTCCTCGCCCAACAGCGCGACCAGTGGCGCGTATTGCGGCTGCCGGCGCTTGCCGAAGCCGACGATCCGCTTGGACGCGCCCCAGGAGCACCGCTCTGGCCTGATTGGGAGAGCGCCGCCGAGCTAAACCGCAAGCGCGGCTCGATCGGCGAACGCGCGTGGTCCGCGTTGTTCCAGCAGGCGCCAAAGCCGCTGGAAGGCGGCCTGTTCAAGGTGCCGCGGCTGGAATTTGTGGACGCTCCGCCCCCGCCTGCCAGCGGGGTCGTTGTGCGCGCCTGGGACCTTGCGGCCACGCAGGCGTCCGGCGGCAACGACCCGGACTGGACGGCCGGGGTCAAGCTGCTGCGAGACGCCTCCGGACGATACACGGTACTCGACGTGTCCCGTCTGCGCGGCACACCACGCGAGGTGGAGGCTGCCATCGTGGCGGCCGCACGCGCCGACGGCACGAACGTGACGATCGGGCTACCGGAAGATCCCGGCCAGGCGGGAAAAAGCCAGGTGTCCTATCTGGCGACTTTGCTCACCGGCTATCGGATCACCGCATCGCGCGAGACCGGCGCCAAGCTGACGCGCGCCATGCCGGTGGCCTCGCAGATCGAGGCGGGAAACGTTGCACTGGTCCGGTCCGCCTGGACCGACGCGTTTCTGGAAGAACTTCGCGACTTCCCTTACGGCCGCAAGGACGATCAGGTCGATGCGTTGTCGCGCGCCTTCGCGATGGTGACCGAGCTTGGCCGTCCCGCGCGGCGTCTTAACGTGCCGCTGCTCGCCCGATAGCAACGCCGACCAAAAAGGCACAAGATGTTCGAAACGATACTCGACCTGACGCCGCGCGACCCTGACTATGCGCCGCGCACGCGAACGCTGGACATCCTGCGGCGTGTCCTGGACGGGCGCTTCTACGACGTGCTGCCCTACCAGTTTCATGAGGAACGAGGCGCGGGCGGCGAGTACATCCCGCTGCGCAACCGTCGTCCGAGCGTGCGGTACGCCCTGTCTCGCGTCGTCGTCGAGGACAGTGTGTCGCTGCTGTTCAGCGAGGGTCACTTTCCGACCATAGACTGCGCCGACCACACGGTGCGCGATGTCTTCGCCGATCTGGTGAAGGAGAGCCGGCTCAACCTGATCATGACGGATGCGGCGATTCGCGGCTCGATCGGCTCGGTGGCGGTGCTGATGCGGGTTCTGCGCGGGCGGGTGTTCTTCAATGTCCTAGACACGCTGTTCCTGCAGCCATCCTGGAACCCGAACGAGCCGGATACCCTCGCCGGCGTCACCGAACGCTACAAGGTTCCAGGCAGTCTCCTGGCCACGAACGGTTACGACATCGATGATCCCGCCGCGGACTATTGGTTCACGCGGACATGGGACCAGCAGGCAGAGACCTGGTTCCTCCCGACTGCCACCGACAGCGACGAGTCGCCACTGATCGACGAGGCGCGGTCAGTTAGGCACGGGCTGGGCTTTGTCCCGATCGTCTGGATCAAGAACCTGCCCGGACCGTCGGCAACCGGCGACGAGAGCGACGGCGCCTGCACCTTCCGCGCCGCCATCGAGACGCAGATCGAAATCGACTACCAGCTCAGCCAGGCCGGGCGCGGACTGAAATACAGCAGCGATCCCACCCTGCTTATCAAGGAACCTGCGACGACCGACAGCGAAGTCGTGAAGGGCGCGGGCAATGCTCTGGTCGTCAGTGAAAAGGGGGACGCAAAGCTGCTGGAGATCGGTGGCACCGCATCCGCCGCCGTGATCGACTATGTGCGCACCTTGCGGGAGCTGGCGCTGGAGAGCGTTCACGGCAACCGTGCCAGCGCTGACCGGCTGACCGCGGCGCAATCCGGCCGCGCGCTGGAATTGATGAACCAAGGACTCATCTGGCTCGCCGACAATCTTCGGACGAGTTACGGCGAGGGCGCGCTGCTGGCACTCGCGCATATGGTTCTGCGCGCCTCTCAGGTCTTCCGGCTCCGGGTCATGGGACGCGACGTCCCGCGGCTCGATCCCCACTCTCGGCTGTCCCTGAAATGGCCGCGCTGGTACCCGCCGACCGCGGAAGATCGCCAGCGCGATGCGCAAACGCTGAGTACGCTCGCCAACGCCGGCCAGATCAGCCGGGAGTCGGCGGTGAAGGCCATCGCCGACACGTACGACATCGAGGACGTGTCGCAAGAGCTGGCGCGCATCGCCGCCAATCGCAAGACCACCAGGAAGAACTGATGTCAGACACTGCCCAATCGACCGACCAGTCCACGGACCCCATCGCCGAGCTGCGCGAGCACGCGGAGGCGCTCGAACGCCGGCTGAGCGAGGTGACGCAGCAGGCGGACGCACGCCTCATTCGCGCCGAGCTGAAAGCCGAGGCGTTGCATGCCGGCATGGTCGACCTCGATGGCCTGAAGCTGATCGACGCAGCGGACTTGAAGCTGCTGCCCAGCGGCGAGGTCGAAGGCGCGGCGGAGCTGATGACCAGGTTGAAACGCGCCAAGCCCTGGCTGTTCGGCGGCAAATCGTCTTCCAGCCACGCCACGCCGCCTCCAGCGCAACCGCCGCGTCAAAAGCTGGCCACGGAAATGACCGACGACGAATACCGCACCGCCCGAGCCGCCTTGCTCAAACACCGACCCTGAACGCCGCACGTTCGAACAATCACACGCCATATCAAGGAATCGTTGAATGGGCATCCAGAATTTTCCCGCAGCCTTGCAGCCGATCATCCAGCAAGGATTCCTGCAGCGGGAGTTCCAGCAGGCGCTACGCTCGCGGATCGGCTATCGCGCCTGCGCCGATCGCGAACAAATTCCGGCAGGCATCGGCGAGACCCTCACCAAGACCCGTGCCGGGTTGAAGCCCACAGTCACGACGCCACTGCCGCCTAACACCAACACGAACCTCGATAACGGCCTTACCCCGGCGGGCTGGGGCGTCGAGCAGTATACGCTGACGATCAACCATTACGCCGCGACCACCGACCTGAACATGGTCACCAATCTCGTCGGCATCGCTTCGCAATTTCTACAGAATGCCTATGTCAACGGCGAGCAGGCTTCACGGAGCCTCGACGAGCTGGCGCGCAACGCTCTGTTCAACTCTTACTTCGGCGGTAATACCCGGGTTCGCGTTACGCTCACAGCCGCAGGACCGGCTATCTCGGTCGATGACATTCGCGGGTTCCAGACGGCGTTCGTTAACGGCGTGCAGCAGGCGGTGAGCAGCTCCAACCCACTGACCGTGACTGTTGGATCGAACGCCTACTCCCTGGTGGGCGCGGCGGCCGATACGACCAACGTCTCGACCGCGCCGAATGGTGTCTCCGGCGTCTTCACCTTTGCGACCAATGTCACCGTCGCCGATGGCACGCTGGGCAATTCCGTGCAGGCGTCCAACGCGTCGGTGATCGTCAGGCCATCCGCTCGCGGTAATACGTTGCAGCTTGCGGCGGGTGATACGCTCACCATGTCCTGCCTCCTGGATGCCGTCGCCAAGCTCCGGCAGAATGCCGTCCCTGATATCGGGGGGCTTTACAACTGCTATCTCGACCCGGTTTCAGCGCGACAGCTTTTCGCTGACCCGGACTTCAAGCAGTTGTTCCAGGGTGCAAGCTCGGCGAACCAGGTGTTCCGCCAGGGCATGACCAATGATTTCCTCGGGCTTCGGTTCGTTCCGACCACGGAGGCCTTTGTCCTGCCGCACCCGACGCTAAGCAACCTGAATGTCCGGCGGCCGATCATTTGTGGCCAGGGCGCGCTGATCGAGGGCGACTTCGCCGGCATGGCGCACGAAGACGTGGCGCCGAAGGACTCGATCGTCACAATGGTCGATGGCATCGCCATGGTGACCCGCGAGCCGATCGACCGGCTGCAACAGATCATCGCCCAGTCCTGGTATTGGATCGGCGGGTTCTGCACGCCGTCCGACACGACGACCAATCCCACCACCATACCAACAGCAACGAACGCCGCCTTCAAGCGGGCGGTGATGGTCGAGCACATCGGCTGACGAAGGGGGACGGAACAGACATGGCCATTGGTTCCATCACGCCGTTCCGTCCCACCGGAACGGCTTCTCTCAGCGCCGGCACGACGTCATCGAACGTCGCGCTGGCGGGCGGCGGCGAATCGGTGGTGGTGACGAACACCGCCACTTCGCTCGCCTACGTCCGTTTCGGAGCAGACCAGACGGTCGCCGCCACCAACGCCGACATGCCGGTGCTGCCGAACACCCGCGTGATGCTATCGGTGAACAGTCTCATCGCCTACGCCGCAGCAATTCTTACCACTGGCAGCGGCACGGTCCTGTTCAGCCGCGGCGACGGGTCGTTCCTGTGAACCCGCTGACCGACGCTGAAAAGACCGATATCCGGCGCTTCTGCGGGTACCCGGCCTATGGTGCGGCCGGGGTCTCGCTGCAGAGCTGGCGCTTCTACCAGGCTTACGGGCTGCTGGAGTTCCGCATGACCAACCTATCGGACTCCGAGTTGGCGATCGCGCGGCGCTATCTCGGGTCGTTGACGTTGCTTGAGTTTGCCGTTCCCCGGTCGGGCGAGAACCTCGACACCGACCAGGCGGCGGTCTGGACCCGCAACGCCAATGAACCGCGCGACCGGCTGCGGCTGTTCACCGAGTGGTGCCGCCGCCTGTGCGGGTTCCTGGGCGTGCCGCCAGGCCCCGCTTTGGCCGACAATGGTCTGGTCCTGGTGGTCTGACATGCAACCGGCAGCTTTGCAGGACCGAATCCGCTGGGGGATGAACACGGCGGCCCGCAAGATCGGCGCGTCGACCGACGCGTATCGGCCATCGGGCGCGAGCACGCCGCTCGACCCGGTGAACCGTTTTCTTCGCCTTCCGGCAGCCTTCAGCGGGATCGACGGGAATTTCGGACGCCCCGTCGGCTACGGCTCTTCACTGTGGCACGGCTTTTTCGATGCAGCCTATACGCGACCGGGCGACTATCTGGTCCAGGGTCGCGACGTATGGTTCGTCGTGGCGCAACAGCGGCTGCTTCCGGTGCTCTGTGTCCAGACGAACCGGGTCATATCCTTCAGCCGGCCCCCCGCACCAACCAGCGCCGGCGTGAACAGCTATGGGGGCATGGTTCCAAGTGCGAACGTTCCGCTGCTGACGAACTGGCCGGCGAGCGTGCTCGGCGCGTCGGGCGCGGGTCATCCCGAAGCCGACCTGCCGGGAGACTCGACCGTTCCCTACTGGACGATTCTGCTTCCCGCCTGGCCCGGCGTCGTATTGCAGCCCGCAGATCTGCTGACGGACGATCTGGGCAGGAACGCCACGGTCTCCGCTGCCGAACTGACGGACCTCGGCTGGCGCGTGACCGCCAAGCAGGCCGCCAACTGATGGCGGATCAATCCGATGTCGAGAACGCGCTCGTCACGATCATCGCGGGCGCACTCTATCCGAACGGAACCGGTAGCCCGAGCGTTCCGGGACCTGACTGCCGGGTCTATCGCGGCTGGCCGCTGCCGGCGGCGCTCGATGCCGATTTGGCCGCTGGCCGCATCAACGTGACCGTGTTTCCTTCAGGCGGCGCGGGACGAAACACAACACGCTATGCAGAACAATGGACGGCAACGCCGCAGCAGCCGACGCTGACGGCGAGCGTCGCAGGCAACACGATCGACTTCGGCGGAACCGCCGACCCAGGCCAGCTAGCCGGCGTGCTGGCGGATCAGCATAGCTACGTGTATCGGACACAGGCTGGCGACACGCCGGCGCTCGTCGCAGCGAACCTCGCCGTACTGGTCCGTGCGGACTTCATTGTCCAGCAATCAGCGTCGAGCCTGACCATACCCGGTGCGGGCGATTTGCTGGCACGCGTGGTGGCCGACGCCTCGGCAACGCAGGAAGTCCGGCGCCAGCGCCAAATCTTCCGGGTCACCTGCTGGTGTCCCACACCGCCTGCGCGCGACGCGACTGCTTCCGCAATCGACCAGGCGATGGCCGGGATGCGGTTCATGCCGCTGGCGGATGGCACCAACGCCTGGGTCCGCTATGCCGGGACCACCGTGTTCGACCAATCGCAGGACGCCCTGCTCTATCGCCGCGATCTGTTGTACTCGGCTGAATACGCAACCACGCTCACCGAGATGCAAACAAGCATGCTGTTCGGCAACCTTCTGGTCAACGCCGCAAGCTTCATCGCCTGAACATCGGAGCCCACCATGGATATTCATCTGGTTGTCGTGCGGCCGTTCGCCGGCTTCGCGCGTGGCGATCTCGTGAGCGATCCCGCTCGCGTTGCCGAGATCCTGAAGGGCGAGCACGCCCACGCTGTCGTCCGCGTCGTATCGCCCGCCAAGCAGGGGGCCTGAGCAGCATGCCGATCGTTCAGCAGGGCAGCATCAACACCACGTCCCTTGTGGTCCCTGACCTCTACGTCCAGATCGTTCCGCCGCAGAGCCTGGTTCTGAACGGCGTTCCGACCAACGTTGTCGGGGTGGTCGGAACGGCAAGCTGGGGACCCATCGGCCAGCCTGTGATCGTCGCGACCATGGCCGACTACGCGCAGAGCTTCGGGCCGGTCGTGGCTCGCAAATACGACATGGGAACACAGGTCGCAACCGCCGTGCAGCAAGGGGCGCAGGATTTTCGCTGCGTCCGCGTGACCGATGGCACGGACACTGCAGCGCAGACCGTGTTTCCCGGCACGACCGTCACCTTCACCGCACTGTACACCGGTTCCCTCGGCAACCAGGTGACGCTGTCGCTCGCCATCGGTTCGAAGGCGAACACCTGGCGGCTCACCATCTCGCTGCCGGGGCTGCAGCCGGAGGTGTACGACAATATCGGCGGCACCGGCGCGACGTTCTGGATTGCGCTTGCGGCCGCGGTCAACCAAGGCCAGGGGCCGCAACGCGGTCCCTCGCAGCTCGTGGCGGCAAGCGCCGGCGGGGCGACGGCAACCCCGGGCGCATGCTCGTTTTCCCTCGGCGGCGGCAATGCCGGCAGCGATGGGGCAAACGGGGCGACCGTCACGCTTCTGGTGGGCAACGACGTGCTGCCGCGGACGGGCATGTACGCGCTGCGTGGCCAGGGATGCGGCATCGCGCTGCTGGCCGACGCGGACGATCCGCAACACTGGACGGACCAGGCAGGTTTCGGGTTGCAGGAGGGTATCTACGTGATCCTGACTGGCCCGGCCGGTGACACAATACAGAACGCCGTCGCCGTGAAGCAGCAGGCCGGCCTGGATAGTTACGCCGCGAAGCTGATGTTCGGCGACTGGCTATGGTGGTCGGACCAGGTCAATGCGACAGTACGACTGGTTTCGCCGCAGGGCTTTGCGGCGGGCAGGCTGGCGAATCTGTCTCCCGAGCAATCCAGCCTCAACAAGCCGTTGTATGGCATTATCGGCAGCCAAAAGTCCGGAACGCCCGGATCGGGGCAAAACAATTCCTATTCCAGCGCCGACCTTGCGGTACTGCTCGGGGTCGGCATCGACGTGATCGCGAACCCCCAGCCGGGCGGATATTACTGGGGTGTCCGCGGGGGGCACAACTCCTCCTCGGACGCGGCGACAAACGGCGACAACTACACAAGGCTGACGAACTACATTGCCGCGACATTGGCCGCCGGCATGGGAAGCTACGTTGGCCAGGTCATCAACGCCGATCTGTTCCGCCAGATCCGGGCCACGCAGATGGCGTTCCTGCAGAACATGCTGTCACAAGGGCTGCTGGGCAGCACGGACGGGACCCTGCCGTTCAACGTCATCTGCGATATCTCCAACAACCCATCGAGCCGCACCGGACTGGGCTACGTCCAGTCCGACGCCCAGGTCCAGTATCAGTCGATCAACGAAAAATTCATCGTCAATATCGAGGGCGGCCAGACCGTCCAGGTATCCCGCCAGACGCTGCCCGGCGGCCAGACTTCTTAAGGAGCAATCGGCATGTCACTCACGACGTTTTCCGTCGGCCGCGACACGCAGTTGGTCGTCATGGGGCCTTCCGGCCGTGTCGATCTGAACCATGTCACGGGATTCGAGAGCCGCCAGCTCACGCATTCGATTCGCGTGAGCCGGCTCGACGGCACGCAGGTCGGCACCGAGCTGCCCCGAGGATGGGAGGGCAGCTTCGAGATCGAGCGCGGCAATTCCGCCGCGGACGACTTCATCGCCAGCATGGAGCAGCAGTTCTTCACTGGCGGGCCGGCGACACCGGGCACGATGTACCAATACGTCAGCGAGACCGACGGCTCGACGTCCACCTACCAGTACGATAACGTCACGTTCCGGCTGGCCAGCGCCGGACTTTGGAAAGGCGACGCCAGCGTCAAGCAGAAGCTGGAGTACTTCGCGACCAGGCGGCGCCGCGTATGATCACTTTGTCGGAGATCGCGCTGACATCCGCGGCTGACGGCCTGACGCTGACCACGAGCGATGGACGCAGGCTGACGTTGCGCCGCCTGACCGCGCTCGACAAGCTGCGCCTGTTCAAGGCGGCTGGACCTGCGTTGTCCCAGAACCAGCCCTGGCTGGGGATGGCGATGTTGGCAAGTTCCGTGACGGCTATAGACGACGTGCCGATCCCGCCGCCAACGAACGAGCCGCAGATCGAGGCGATGGTCGCCCGGCTCGGCGACAGCGGGATTACCGCGGTCGCCGAAGCCTTCCAGCATTTGGGCGAGGCCGCCGGCGCGGCCCTCGTTGTCAACGCGGGAAACTCGCGCGGCACCCCGACCTGATCGACTGTCTGTATCTGGTCAGGAACGGGGTGCCGTTCGACATCGCCTTCAGTCTTCCCGGGGACGAACGCCTCGCCTTCGTGGTGGTGATGGGCACCCTCGATGGCCGCACGTTCGACTGGGACCGCCTCGCATGGAAGGATGATCCGTGATCTCGATATCCGGTTTGCGAGACCTCACGCAACGCCTTTCCGCCCTGGATCTCGTCGGCGCGCGAGCCGGCGCGCTGGCAGAGGCCGCCGAAGTCATCGAACAGTCGCTGACGTCAGAAGGGACGGGCAAACACTCGCTTGGCATAACGATCGAAGCAGACCGTGCTGTGATCGGGACCGCCGACCCGGCCGCTGCGGACGTGGAGTTGGGGTCTCGGGCCACGCTCCCTCGTCCGTTCTGGAGCCAGGCGGCACAGGTCGCCTGTGACGATGCCGCGGACATTGTGGCTGCGCACTTCGTCGCTGCACTGAGAGGCGAATGACATGATCGACGCCTACACCATCGGCATTACGCTCGCACTTGATGACGGTGTCTCGTCCGGCATCGCGGCCATCCGCAAGGAGCTGATGCTGCTGGATGGCGCCGTCAAGAGTGCCGCCAGCGCCATGTCCGGCATGCATGCCCTCGCCGGGGTCGCTGACTGGACAAGGTTCGGCGACATCCCGGCCAAGAGTCTTGCCCGCCCGGTTTCAACAGCCGTGCCTGTCGCGGCCGACACGCTTCAGGCGTTAGAGCCGGCGGTTCCGCCAGTCCAGTCATCTTCAGCCGCACCGACGCCGGAATGGCCAGCGGATTGTGTGCGCCCGTTCACCCCGATGTCGATGCCCGCGACCGCCGAGGTCACTGTCCGGCCTGCACCAGTGTTCGTCGGGATCACGCCTCCGCCCGCCACCGTTCGGCCTGACGCACCGCCGTCACGCAAGACGGCGCAAGTGGTTTCGGCACTGCCTGTGGCTGCGGCGCCGACGGTGCCTCCGCCACCGCCGCGGGCAGAAGCGCCGTCCGCTCCGGCAGCCGTTCTGCCAGAAAAGTTGGCCGTACTGGCGAGTCGCATACTGCCCGAGCGCCTTGCAGGCACGAGCGTCCCGCCACTGCAGGCACCAGCCACGACAGCGCCGCAACGCGCTCCGCTACCGCCGCGGCCGGAGTTGCCTTTGGCCAGCATTCCAACCGTGTACCCTCAAGATCCACCGAGCGCGCCGTTCGCTGTTATCCAAACATCCGCTGCGATCGAGACGGGGATAGCAGCTCAGCAAGCCGCACCGTCGCCCACGCCAAAGTCCCGGGCAGCGCCGCCGCAGGACGCTCAGGATGACCGTCGTTCAGTCGAGCCGCCGCCCCTTCCCGATGCCGCACCACAGCTCGCCCAAGCCGACCTGTACATTGATGGCGCCGTGCTCGGACGCTGGGTGACCCGCCATCTTGAGCGGCAGTTGATCCGGCCGCCGTCCGGCATCGCGGCTGTCGATCCGCGGCTCACCCCTGGCTGGGCGGGGCCGGCGACGGGATTCTGAGTCAGGTCTGCACTCACGCTGCTGCGGTTGTGTCCGCCGAAAGCCGGGTACGCCGGTGCGAAAGGTCGCAATGTCAGACACCACGCTCGTTCTCGGCCCCGTTATCTTCCAGGATTTCGAGGTGCCCTCCGGCGTCGGCTTCGGCGGCCGGCAGCTTCTTGCCGTCCACCGCCTGGTTGGCGGCGCGCGCGTCATCGATTCGCTTGGCCGCGACGATGCCGCGATAACGTTCTGCGGCATCTTTTCCGGCACCGATGCCATGGCGCGGGCATGCGCAATCGACGCGTTGCGCGCGAGCGGTCTGCCCATACCGCTGACCTGGGATGTCGCCTTTTACACTGTCGTGGTCAGCCGTTTCCTGGCCGACTATCAGAATAGCTGGTGGATTCCGTTCCAGCTCTCCTGCACGGTCGTACGAGACGAAACCGCCGCATTGATCGATGCCGTCGCATCGCTGGCCGTCCTCGCCGTTGCGGACGTGGCTAACGCGGCAACGCTTGCATCGACCGCCGGCCTGGATCTGTCCGGCGCCCAAGCTGCAATCAGCGCTCCGCAAGCGACGGTGCAGCAAACCGGCGCCTACACCGCGGCCCAAGCGAGCCTCGCAGGCGCACAGACAAGCCTCGCCGGCGCAGTGCAGTCCTCGGAGACGACGATGAGCGGCCTTACCTTCAGCGGCAGCGGCTCGGCCGACGCTCGGATTGCGGCCCTGACGACTGCGACCGGGACGGCGCAGCAGCTTGCCAGCCTGGCGGCCGCTCAAGCCTATCTCGGCCGTGCCTCCGCCAATCTGGCTAGTGCGAGCACCTGAATCATGAAGACGATCACATTGGCTGGTGGAAACCTGTTCAAGATTGCCGCGAGGGAGCTTGGCGATGCGACGCAGTGGTTACGGATCGCGCAGTTGAACGGCCTGGCAGACCCCATGCTGTCCGGCGTCATGACCCTCCGCATCCCGGACG